TGCGGATAAAAAAGGCTTCCGCACCTTTAACTATGGAACTGTCGTAGGGCAAGTTTCTACAAAATCTGTCAACTTTTCGTTTGACAACCAATAAACAATAGATTATATTCTAATATGGCGGAGGGGAAAACCCCTCCGACCTTAGTCTTTATAGACAAAAAACTTAACTAACATGAGGTAAAACACTATGGCTCTTAATATTGAAGCAATGCGAGCAAAGCTCGAAGCGTCACGTAACGGTGGCAAGAAAAAAGAAGATAACACCAAATGGCGTCCATCAGAAGGAGATCAAACAATCCGAATCCTTCCAACAAATGATGGCGACCCTTTCAAAGAATATCATTTCCACTATAATGTGGGAAAAAACCCCGGCATTCTTTGTCCCAAGAGAAATCATGGAGAAGATTGCCCAATTTGTGACTTCGCCTCAAAGTTGTGGCGAGAAGGTGTCGAGAATGCAGATGACACCGCTAAAAGAGAAGCAAAGAAACTATTTGCTCGAAAGCGCTATTATTCACCGATTATTGTAAGAGGTGAAGAAAGCAAGGGCGTAAGAGTCTGGGCATATGGCAAAATGGCATATGAAACCCTTCTCTCTTATGTTTTAGACCCTGATTATGGCGATATTACTAATCCAGAAACTGGAACTGATATTGTTCTTAATTATTCCGTTCCCGGAACTCCGGGGTCTTTTCCAAAGACTACATTAAAACCTCGTCGTCGTCCATCAGTTTTGTGTGATGAAGATGTAGCTGATTGTGATGAACTGTTAGACTCTGTACCTGAGATTGAGACTATCTTCCAACGACATTCTACCTCCGAAGTTCAATCGTTGTTGGATGAATACCTGTCCTCCGATGAATCCTCCGAGTCTCTCTCAAGCGAAACGGAGCAATATAACAGAAAAAGGACTGTTGACGATGCATTACAGTCGTTCATGAATAATGACACTGCAATGGTTGGTTAATGAAGTCGAGTGTACTGTCCCGACACTATAAATAAAGGGACCCCTTTCCTAAAAGTCCGCTTACTTTCTTAAGCAATTTTTTTAAGGAGCACTTGTATGTCACAAGACAATTCAAGAGAAAAAGCCGTGATTCGGCATTTCGGTTTGTCAGAAACTTCTGACACGAATCGGTCTAATAAGTATGAAGCTGATGCTCAATTGAGTGTTGGTGGTAAAAAAATAAGATTTGAACTCAAATCAAAACCTGAATTGAAAAATTCAAAGGGTAAGTTGGTACCCAAAACCGATGTTTCCACCGCTCGTGGATTTTCACCTCACAAGGCGAAAGAGTGGGAAACTAAATCTGATCTGTTTGTATTCAGTGAATATACTGGTAATAAATTTACAGGGAACTTTAAATCACATTATGTATTGAAATATTCTGATTTAAAGCCTTTTATAGACGAGAGGGTGATAAAGCCTTTTAATGAAGGTCGCCCACCATCAAAAATATCAGATGGCTATTATGGGTACGGAGAGTTTGAGGAAAAGGTTATGCCTCTAATTGAGGGGGCCTTGTCAGCCAAAGATTTAAAAAGACTAAAGCATACAATTTATGTCGGAACCTCTTTGAATGATCCAAAAATTCCATGGAAGTATATAACTAAAAATGGAACTCAAATCTCTTCAAAAGCAGATCTTGTTTCTTATATAAAGAAAAACATGTAAGTCTCACCGCAGGGAGGCACGGGTTTATAGGTGCCTCAATTTTTTTAAACGGAGAACAAATGGGAAAGGTATTACAAATGAGCGAACACACAGGAAAAATCAACACAAGCGATCTCGCAAAAAAGATTAATAAAAAGTTGGGCATCGAAGCTGCCCACGATTTAAAGCAAAACGACCCAGTATCAATTAAAGATTGGATTCCAACTGGGTCACGGTGGCTAGACTGCTCAATCAAGCCCGGTCATATGGCGGGTATTCCTGTCGGAAGGATCACCGAGCTAGCTGGCCTATCAAGTGCTGGTAAGTCATTTATGGCTCTACAAATCGCAGCAAATGCCCAGAAGAAGGGTATGTATGTTGTTTATTTTGATGCAGAATCAGCACTGTCTAATGACTTCATGATTAAAGCAGGGGTTGATATTAATAACATTTTGTATCAGTCTGCGATTAGTGTAGAGAAGACATTAGAGACAATTGAGTATGTAATGGAGAATTATAGCCAAGCAAGAGTTCTGTTTATTTGGGACTCGATTGCAGCAACTCCATCAGAAAAAGATGTTGAGGGTGATTTCAACCCGCAGTCTTCAATGGCGGTCAAGCCAAGAATTTTTGCAAAAGCATTTTCGAAACTTACCATTCCATTGGCCAATACACAATCAACATTACTATTGGTTAATCAGTTGAAGACAAACATCTCTAGCAGACCGGCCGAGATGTTAGTAGAGCCATATATTGCACCGGGAGGTAAAGCTTTAGAATACTTCTCTTCTCTGCGTATCTGGCTCACAAAAAGAAAAGCAAAGGCTAGCTTTGCTTTAGATGAAGATGGAGTAAGAGTTGGATCTCATGTTAAGGCTTATATTAAGAAGTCAAGGATGGGATCAGAAGGAAGATCATGTGAGTTTAAGATTATGTGGGGTGGAGAAAGCGTTCGCATCCAAGATGAGGAATCTTGGCTAGACGTTCTTAAGGCCGCAAAACACCCCAATTTTGCGCTTTCTGGTGCGTGGTATACAATGATAGGTAAAGATGGAAAAAGCGTGAAATTTCAAGGAAAACAATGGCTAGATAAGCTGAAAGAAAAAGATTTTAGAGAGACTGTTATTTCTCTTATGGATGAAGTCCTAATAGAAAAATATAAGTCGTAGTTTGTGTGTTAACCTCCTGTTGCCCCCGATTGAAAAATCGGGGGTTTTTTATTTGACAAGAGTGAGAGAGTAGGTTATATTAAATAAACATCGGAGGAAACATGAGAATAGAGGTTACAAAAAGCGACAAGAAGAGGGTTCTAATTATTGATGCCCTCAATATGTTTTTGCGTAGTTATACAATTATCCCAAGTATGAACCCACAGGGCTTGCCAAACGGCGGAACTATTGGTTTTATTAAGTCATTGCAGCTTCTCTGCCGAGAGTTCAGGCCTGATGAGGTGGTGATTTGTTGGGATGGTCACGGAGGATCTGAGAAGAAGCGCCAAATGAATAAGCAGTATAAACAAGGTAGAAGACCAGTGCGATTCAACCGCAGGATGATCGAACTACCGGAGGAGGAAGTCTATAAGAATAGAAGAGATCAGCAGCTAAGGCTGCATGATTACCTAAATGAAATGCCAGTTATACAACTACAGCAAGATTATGTAGAAGCAGACGATGTTATCGCGTATGTCTCCACCAGAGACAAGTATAAAGACTGGTATAAAATTATTGTATCTTCAGACAAGGATTTTTATCAACTCTGTCATGACCCGGATACCTATATTTGGAGACCAATTCAAAAGGAATTAATAAATGGGACACAACTGGTTTACAAATATAAAATTCATCCTATAAACTTTGCACTTGTGAGGGCTGTAGATGGTGATAGCTCGGATAACCTCAAGGGAGTGCCCAGATTGGGTATGAAAACAATGGTTAAGTATTTTCCCTATCTTGAAAACAGTAGACAAATTGATTTTTCAGAGATTCTAACTGAATGCTCGATGCAGAAAAATAAGAAATCTATACATAAAAAGTTGCTTGAATACAAAGATGTTGTTATTAGTAATTATAGGATTATGCAATTATACGAACCAAGTATTTCCCACCAAGGAAGGAAAAAAATTGACTTTACACTAAACAACTTTAACCCCCTGTTTAGTAAAATAAATGTAACCAAAATGCTCATGGAGGACGGACAAGGTTCTTTAAACTTATCGGACTTATGGGTTGCTTTTAAGAAACTTAATCAGTAGTTATAAACATTCGGAGGATAACATGGAAAATAAACAAGAGACATTTCAGAAGTTTGGAAAATCATTCCAAGAGAATCTTTGTCATCTGATGCTTCAAGATCGAACGTTTTGCGATCAAATATCTGAAGTATTAGATATAGAGTTCTTACAGTATGAGCACTTGAGAGTGTTCTCCAACTTACTGCTCGACTACAGAACAAAATACAGACAACACCCAAGCTATGAGATCATGGCGACCAAGATTACTTCGGGACTATCGGGTTACACTGACGCCCTACAGAAGCAAATAAGGCAGTTCTACGCTAAAGTAATTAACAACCATGAGATTGATGGCGCTGAATTTATTAAAGAGAACGCCATTGACTTCTGCCGAAAGCAAGTCTTAAAGAAAGCAATGCTTCAATCTGTTAGATTACTTAAGTCTTCTTCTTTTGAGCAGATACAAAAAGTTATTGAAGAGGCTATGAAGCTGGGAACTAATGTGGACTTTGGCCACGACTATCACATGGATATAGATGACCGATTTAGAATCAAATCTAGAAATCCAATTACTACAGGCTGGAATCGAATTGATGAAATCTGCCAAGGCGGTCTCGGGAAATCAGAGCTTGGAGTTGCCATAGCACCAACAGGCGCTGGTAAGTCTATGTTGATGGTTCATCTCGGTGCCACTGCATTAAAAGAAGGCAAAACCGTTGTTTACTACACTCTTGAGCTTGCAGATACAGTAGTTGGTCAGCGGTTTGATTCTTGCATAACAGGCGTCAAATTAAACGACTTATTGAGAAATAAATTTAATATTGTTGAGAAGGTAAAAGACATAAAAGGCCACCTAATTATAAAAGAATATCCAACCAAATCAGCTAGCACACAAACATTAAAAAGCCACATTGAACGCCTCAGAAAGCGAGGAATCAATCCAGATATGATCATAGTTGACTATGCTGATTTGCTCCGCCCAGTTAAAACATACGGAGAGAAAAGACACGATTTAGAAGGAATATATGAAGAACTTAGATCAATCGCACAAACTTATGAATGCCCCGTCTGGACATGTTCCCAGACTAACAGAGGAGGCTTAAATGCGGAAGTTATTACAATGGAGTCTATATCTGAAGCGTTCAACAAGTGCTTTGTTGCGGACTTTATATTTTCGTTATCGAGAACGGCGCAGGATAAACAAGCTAATACGGGAAGATTTTTTATCGCTAAAAACCGAAACGGACCAGACGGATTGGTATTCCCAATATTTATGGATACTTCAAATGTATCGATAAAAGCCCTAGAAAGGGACCCAATGGAAGAAGAAAAACCACAGCAGTCCAGTAAGTCAACCCTAAATTATCTTAGGGATAAGTATGCAGAAGTCAGAGCAAAATAGGAGCAGAACACAAATGAATACAGCAAACAAAATACTATCAGACATTACAGTCCACATGAAATACGCAAGGTATTTACCAGAGGCTAATCGTAGAGAGACTTGGGAAGAGTTAGTCACAAGAAATAAACTTATGCACATCAAAAAATTTCCGAAGCTAAAATCCGAGATTGAAGAAGCATATAAATTTGTTTATGACAAAAAGGTTCTACCATCTATGAGATCAATGCAGTTCGCCGGCAAACCAATAGATATTAGTCCAAATAGGATATTTAACTGTGCATACGCACCCATAGACGATATACGAGTATTTGGCGAGATTATGTTCCTTTTACTTGGCGGCACCGGTGTAGGTTTCTCGGTTCAGCGACACCATGTTGAAAAGCTTCCATCGATTTTGAAACCAAACAAAAAGAGAACAAGAAGGTTTCTAATTGGTGATTCCATAGAAGGCTGGGCTGATGCTGTCACAGCACTTATTAAATCTTATTTCAAGGGAACATCGCACTTGCGATTTGACTATTCAGATATCAGAGCCAAAGGGGAGAGACTTGTTACTAGTGGTGGCAAAGCTCCCGGGCCTCAACCATTAAGAGAGTGTCTTGTAAAAATAGAGGGGATTTTAGATGCAAAAGAAAATTCAGAAAGGTTATCAACGATTGAAGTCCATGATATCGTATGTCATGTCGCAGATGCCGTATTGGCAGGTGGAATTCGCCGCGCTGCTCTTATTTCTTTGTTTAGTATTGACGACGAGAACATGCTAGCAGCCAAGTCTGGCAACTGGTGGGAGAAACACCCACAGAGAGGCCGTGCAAACAATTCAGCAGTCATTATGAGACACCGAATC